CAGCATCGGTCGATAACGCCTTTTTAAACCCCTTCATGCTGCCGTATCTATCGGCATAATATTGTCCGATGGAATTTATGACAGCTTCGTTATTTGCCTTTTCTTTGGCAGATTGCCGAACACCTATAAGGCCAGCAGCCTTTGACCCAGCGCCAATACCAAGTTTTTTTAACGTCTCAGCCGTCTCTAAGGGGTGCAAAAAAGGTTGGATAGGAGCCATAGCAGCTTCTACAAGAGAGCGCCCACCAGTATCCTGAGCGCCCTTGCGAACTTCTGACCAAGACAATTCGCGGTCGGTATCTTTTTTATTTGCCATTTTAACCTCCCGTCTTTACCCAATATTCGCCATCCCATCTATGTGGTTGGCCTTTATAAATTCTTACCGTACCTACTGGCATAGTTCCAGAATTCACAGCCTCGATGTCTGCCTGCGTATAAGGCTTTCCGGTTTCATTTGAAGACGGCGTAGTATTATTCATGCCAGCAAAAGCAGGACCAAGCATCTTTTTAGCTTCGGGAACAAAAGAATCCAAAGGACGGTCTTCATAGAATTTCTGCGTAAATTTATTTACGTCATAAATTTGGTCTCTGTATTTTGCATATGTATCGCTGTAAGCCTTTTGCTGAAGAAGACCCGCAATGCCTTGCGACATAATATCATATTTAGCTTTTGGTGCCATTTTCGGATCAGCAACCGCTTCAAGCGAGGAGGCCAACGAAGCAGCAGGTGCGCCTGCAAGGCCACCAGCCATTTGCATTGCCTGAAGGACTGCGGCCTTTTTAGTATAATCAGCAGCAGCCTGATATTCTTTAGCAGCATCAGGAACCAGATATTTAATACCCGGCAAATAAAAAAGACACCGACCGCGAATTGTCTTGGTCAGAAGTTCGCAAAGGCGCTCAGGATACTGGTGGTCGCTCCCTTGTAGAGGCGGCTATGGCTCCTATCCAACCTTTTTTGCACCCTTTAGAGACGGCTGAGACGTTAAAACAACTTGGTATCGGCGCTGGGTCCAAGGCTGCTGGCCTTATAGGCGTTCGGCAATCTGCCAAAGAAAAAGCAGATAACGAAGCTGTCATAAATTCCATCGGACAATATTATGCCGATAGATACGGCAGCATGAAGGGGTTTAAAAAGGCGTTATCGACCGATGCTGGTGGCGTTCTTGCAGATATTGCTGGTCTTGCTACCCTTGGAACAGGCACTCTTGTTCGCGCCCCCGGAATGATTGGCAAAGCTGCTAGGGTAGCAAACAAAGCCTCTAAGACTTTGGACCCCACCAATCTTGCCGGTTGGGCCGCTGTTCGCTCTCCCACAGCCACTTATTCCAAAATCTCAGAATTTAAAGGGCCAGCTTTGTCCGGTGTCGGAGGTATTAATGTAACGGAAGCAAGAAAAGCTGGTTTGAACAAAGTGCCGGAATACAATCAGGCGCGTACCGGAAAAATGTCAGGCGATGATATAGTTGACATAGCTGATCAAGCGCTTGAAAAATTAAAAAAAGCCCGCGATGCCAAGTACAAAACTAATAAGAAATTCCTTGCCGCAAGCACGGCAAAGCTTAGTTATAACGACATAGAAAATAAAATTGCCGACCTCAAAAAGGCAAACCGTTCAAAGCACGGGGTTATTATAGATGATGCGGCAGAGCAAACGCTAAAAGAATTGAAAGCTGATGTGCAGCTTTGGAAAAGAACTGGGCATATTAATGCTGGAGATTTTGATGATCTAAAGCAAAGGATCAGCAAGTCTCAAGCTGGAAAATTAAAGGCGAATGACCCTAGTTGGAATCAAGCCGTGGCAACTGGTGTGCTTGGTTCAATTAGAGACACAATCAAGAAACAAGTCCCAGAATACTCGGCGTTTATGGCAGACTATGCCGATGCATCTGACCTAATCAATGAAATGCGGACTTCATTAGCACTTGGTAACAAGGCTTCATATTCATCCGGCATTAGCAAGTTGCGTAACGCATTCAAAGGAAACAAAGGCGCTGGTGCGTTTGAAACTTTAAAAGAGGTTGCCCCTGAGTTGCCTGCTGCAATTGCAGGTTACAACATGAAGGAATGGCTTCCGCAGGGGTTTGGTGCGTATACCTCTCCGGCTGGATTAATAGTGTCTGGATTGGCTGCTGCTGGGCATGCTCCTCTGGGTATACCGCTAACTGCTAATACTTTGCTTCATTCATCCCCTCGTGCGCTCGGTCGAGTGACTTATGGCGGAGGTGCGGCCTCTAGGTACGCAACCAAATGGACGCCAAAAGGGCAACGCGCCGTTATTGCCGCGCGAGAACTTGAAGAGGCAAATCGGACTAGGCCCGTTTCACCAGAAGAAATGGAACAAGAATTGCGTTCCCCCGGCTTAAAAACCCGTATTTCTGAATTTGCTCCATCTGTAAAAAAGCCGGAAGAAACGCCTTTTGTGGGGGAGACAATCTCTCCAGAACAAATGGAGCAAATGTTTAATGAACAAAGAGGCAGCGACGTAGATCAGCTTTTGGAAAACACCAAGGGAGTTGAGTCTAGTGGTGATTACGGCGCTACTGGCCCGGAAACTAGACATGGCCGCGCTGTTGGCGCTTATCAAATAATGCCAGAAAACATACCGTCTTGGACGAAAGAGGCTCTCGGCAGAGAGATGACGGAAGACGAGTTCCGAAATGACCCTGCCGCGCAGGAGGCGGTTGCTAGGTTTAAGATGGAACAGTCCTACAATAAGCATGGCACCGTGCAGGATGTTTCCTCTGTTTGGCACTCTGGTGTCCCGCTGGCGCAAGCCATCAAAGAGAAGCGGCGCGATGCAAATATGACGACGCAGGACTATGTTAATAAAGTTACCTCTGGGATTGGTGATCAACCTCCTCCGGTTGAAGACCCTTATTTTTCTGCCGATGACAGCCGCAGGTATCCGGCAGCAGTAACCGTGGGTGACCGTCAGGGCCACGCCTCCGGTGGTCGGATCATAAACCACAAGTCCGAGGCCGAGAGCCTGATCCGTCTTGCTGACAAGACCAAGAAGGCCCTAAACAATTCCACGGAATCATTGCTTGCGGTGCCGGATGAAGCCGTCACTAAGGCGCTATCCATAGCTAACGAGGCTATTTAACCATGCCCTCTTCATTCACAACCAACAAGCTGCTCGAAAAGCCCGCATACAACAGCTTCGTCGATGACTGGAACACTCCAGTCAATGCGGACATGGACGACATTGATACTGCCTTTGGCGGTGCGACGCTCCTGAATGCTACATCAGTATCTGGGACGGTTACTCTTTCTATCTCCGAGTATCGCCCGCCCCTCATTGTGGTTACTGGCACCCTGACCAACAACGTAAATTATCAGTTGCCGTCAGGTAAGGGTGGCACTTGGACGTTCTATAACAATACAACCGGTCTCTTTTCGGTGACTTTTTCTTCGGCTGGCGGCGGTACATCCGTTGTGATCGCGCAAACGGCTAGTGTTATTGTGGTCTGTGACGGCACCAATGTTGCAGTTGCGAACACTTATGCGGCTGGTTCGACGACTGCTGTTCAGTACAATTCTGGCGGTGTTTTGACTGGAACGACTAATTTTGTTCACGACGGCACCAATGTGGGTATTGGCACCCCCTCACCCGGCTCCAAGCTGGACGTTAAGGGGACCCTCCGGCTATCTGGCTCCACGAGCGGCTACGTTGGCCTAGCACCTGCTGCGGCGGCTGGCAGCACTACCTACACCCTTCCGGCGGCGGACGGCGCTGCGGGCCAGTTCCTGTCTACCAACGGCTCGGCAACCCTAAGCTGGACCGGAATTGCGGCTGGCGTCACCAGCTTTAGCGCGGGAAGCACCGGCTTTACCCCCTCTAGTGCCACCTCTGGCGTTGTTTCGCTTGCTGGCACCTTGAATGTTGCCAACGGCGGCACGGGCCTGACCGCAACCCCGACTAATGGTCAGCTTGATATTGGCAATGGCTCGGGCTTTACCCGCGCTACGCTAACGCAAGGTAGCGGCGTTACTATTACAAATTCCTCTGGTGGTATTACAATTTCCGCTACGGGACTTGGCGGCACAGTTACGTCGGTCGCAACCGCTGGAAGTGTAAACGGCATTACCCTGACGGGCGGGCCAATTACTTCTACCGGCACTATAACACTGGGCGGAACCTTGTCGGGCGTCAGCCTGACTACTCAAGTCAGCGGCACCCTTCCTGTAGCTAACGGCGGTACTGGTGGTACGACCGCAGCAGATGCGCGAACTAACCTGAACGTCCCGACTAGGACGGGCGGTGATGCTTCCGGCACTTGGGGCATCAGCATTAGCGGCAATTCTGCAACTGCTACTAACCCGGCTGGTGGCGGCACGTTTATTACGTCGAGCAATATCGCCAGTCAGTCTGTTGCGTTTGCGACCAACTCGACCAACGCCACCAACGCTACTAACGCTACCACGGCTACGACGGCCACTAACCTATCTGGCGGCAGCGTTGCTGCGACTACCATTACGGGTACTACCATTGCGGCCTCAAGCAGCATTACGGCGGTTGGCAACATCACGGCTTACTTCTCGGATGATCGCCTGAAGACCCGTCTGGGTTACATCAGCGGTGCGCTGGCTAAGGTCATGTCTCTTAAGGGCTTCTACTACGAGGCCAACGAGACTGCTCAGGCGCTTGGTTACGAACCCGTCCGCGAAGTCGGTCTGTCTGCTCAGGATGTTCAGGCTGTCATGCCCGAAGTTATTGCCCCTGCGCCTATTGATCCGCAGTACCTGACGCTAGACTACGCGCGTCTCGTACCCCTGCTGGTCGAAGCTATTAAGGAACAGCAGATTTTGATCGACGCACTTTCCAAGAAGGTTGGCGGTATCTAATGACGCTTCCGGTTTACGGCAACCCGCTTTCTTTGAGCCAGATACAGACCGAATTTGGCGGTTCTAACCCCATTTCGCTTTCTGAATACTATGCTGGCGGTGCTTATGTACCTCCCGGAACCGTAGGCTACCCTAACGGCGGTGGGGCCGTGGCTATACCGACCAACGGCACTATCAGCATCAATAACTTCTTTGGTGCGACGTTTTTCACGCCTGTTACGAATACCTACACCAGTGGGTCTGGTAACGAGACTGTGCCTACTGGCGCTCTCAGCCTGACAATTACCGTTGTTGGTGCTGGCGGCGGCGGTGGCGGTTCGTACACCGACTTTGGCTCTGACTACTATGCCAGCGGCGGCGGTGGTGGTGGCGCTGGCTACTCACTCAAGACGATTGCCGTGGCGTCTGGCGATTGGGGCGGCACAATAGCCTATTCCGTTGGATCAACGTCTAGCGCGTCGTCAACTTCGACAGGCACCCTTGCTGCCGGGTCTATCGGTATTACAGCCAGCGGTGGCGACTCTGGCGGTAGTGCTACGCAATACAGCGGTGGCGGCGGCGGAAACGGCGGGTCTGCTACTGGCGGTAACACAAATACCAACGGCACTAACGGAGACCCCGGCCAATCTGGCAGCAGCAGTGGTGTTGGTGGCGGTCCGGGCGGCAATTCTGCTGCTTCTCCTGTTGGAGATGGCGGCACTGGTGCGCCTTCGCCGGGAAGCCCAGACGCTGGAATTGGCGGCGTCGTTATCTTTGCTTGGACATAGGGGGTTCTATGGCTTGGTCCGATGTTCTTAAAGCGGTAATTCCGATCACTGTAGCAGCACTTGCGTGGCTGCTTGGTCAGGTGTCGTTCGCTAATGAGCGGCTGATTAAGATCGAGTCTGCCATGCCCGCGCTTATCACCAAGGAAGGCGTCCCCACGGACTCTCCGCTATCGGCTGAACGTCGGGCTATTTTGAAAGACGCTCTTCAGAGCGAAATCAATGACTTACACGTTCGCGTTATGCTGCTTGAGCAATTAAATAAAAGGGATTTATCCCGCAGGGAATAGCTTACGAGCCTTCAGGACTAGCTGTACCATAAAAGGTACGTCTCCCTTTGAAGAGAAAAGGGCCTTGGCAAGAGCGTAGGGGTTTATCCCATTCTCTTGCCAAAACTCCTCTTCCCCCATGGAGTGCTGCGCCTCTGGCCCATGCACATGGTGCCTAGGACACAGAGGCACAACTCTCCAATCATCTGGCTTCTGCCCCATACCTGTATGCGAAACCCCTTCTTTCGCATCCGGGTATCTGACATGGGCCACATGAACTCCTACAGTCCCGCAGATGACGCACGGAAGCTGGGCTATGTAGCCCTTATGCTTCTTGTCCATCACCCTTGGCTGTCTCTGTCTGAGCATTTTTAATCTTTGAAACGCGAACAATGGTGGAGCCGGGGAACATGTCCAAAACGGCCCTCACCATGTCCACGGGCGCTAAAAAGGGATTTCGTCGTCCAGTCCGATTGGGTCAATTTCGGAATGCCTTACAGGCTTGCCAACAACTGGGGCGTTAGTCTTGGGAGCATCTTTTGGCTTATTGGCAATGCTCATGAATTTGCCCTTCTTGCCTTCCTTAATCCAAGAAGATAACCAATGTTCTGATTTTGAATTGCAATGGGGGCATTCAAAAGTGTAATTCCCAGTATAATCTGGGTGCGTATCTTTCTCCTTCCTGTCGTTCTTGAACAGGACGCCGCTATTTGTGTTGTCATACTCAGGCATTTTTAATCTCCTTGTTAATCTCTTGACGACGTTCATCAATACGTTGGTGCAGATATTCATACGTTACAGTGCTAGCCTCGCGTATATCTGCAATCCGCTGGGCATTCTTATTCAGAAACCAATCTAACTCTTTGGCGTCTGAAATTTGCTTGACCTCTGAAAGTATGGATTTTGCTTCCTCAACGTGGGCAACTTCTACTTTCTTTGGCTCTATTTTCTTCACGGGAAGAGGAATGACTTTAGCGGACGCCGCATTGCCATCGTCTTCTTCAGGGGCGATACCCATGATCGCCATCAGGCCATAGCGACGCGCATAGGTATATGCACTGCCCAGCCCCTGCATGTCATTCTTGCCGATGATCAGAGGGGTATAGCCTTCCATCCACTGCCCAGAGGTGTGGTACAGGCGGGTGATTAGCTTGTCTCCGTCTTCGTTAATGGACTGCCAAATAGCCAACCCGTTCTTGTCCAGAGCCTCTGAGCAAGCATCCATAACTGCCTCAAGATCAGCGTATTTGCTCTTGAAATGAGGGTTGGTGGATGTCTTTTTGACTGAGCCAACTGCATGCTCGGCCTTAATGTAGGCAGGAATAATCTTATCTGTATCGGTACTGGTTTTCATCTACTTCTCCATCGAATGATCAATTGCAATTTAATTACTGTGTTTACTTTTTCCGGGGGCGACCAACCTTCCTTAAACTCGAAGTATTTGTCGCTGTCAGCCGGGATTTCGTCCGCTTTGCTTTGATCTTGCTGGAATAATTACGTTGATACATATCAATTATATCCAAAGCCATCTTTACTCCATCAGCAACGGGTATCATCAAATGAGCGTATGTATCCTCAAATTTGATAGAAAAAACCGGGCCATCTCCCCGCTCAAAAATTGTAATTTTAGTAATGTTATTCCAGCTTTGTGGGATTCCTATTGATAGGTAAGTCATTTACTTCTCCATCGCTATCATCAATGACCCGGCTTTGTTCCGCTTAATCTGAACTCCGTAACCGGTCGCTTTACCAACATCGCTTCCGATCAGGCCTTTGAGGGCCTTAGCGGCATTTTCATGGGTCTTTGCGGCATCCTTGTGTGCCAGCCAATCGGCAGAGTGCATGGCCCAGACGTTATTGCCGGTCATGTCCACTGTCCGAAGGGCCTCAAACGGCACAGGAGCCTCCTGCGGGGCGAACCCCTCTGGCATGGTGTTGGATGTCACCGAGTCCCAGAACCGCTTCTCTACGTCCAGCAGGGTCATCAAATACCCATCATCGCGCTCGACTTCGATGATTTCATGCTTCTGGGTGCCTAGGAACAAAGAGAGAACAGCCCACTTCGCACCTGCAATATGCATATTATGGTGAAGCTGGGGCATGTACCGGGCCTTAACCTCGTCTGCATTGCTGAAAGCGTTAACGTGCTTTGCCTCCCAGATCGCCGGAAAGCCGGTCCCTGTAGTCGTCATACCGTCCAGTTCGCAGCGCATGTAGGGTATACTGGGTGCCACCATTTGGAGGTTCCTGTCCGTCACCTCCCGGCCCGTAGCGTGGGTGTAGAAGGCGGCGTTTAACCCCTCTGTCAATGAGCCGATCTGCACCGGCAGCACCCACGACAGGTCTTCTGGGTCCATCAGCCCTAGCTTTTCGTGCCAGAGCCGGTGAATCCTTTCGGGATCGCCTGCCATAAGGATGTTTGCGTCTGAGCCGCCAACCCCGCTTCGTCGGGTTTCGTGCCATTCCGCGCTTTTTTCAAAGGCCATTTCATCTCCTATCAAATCGGGCCGTCCGGCAAATTACAGAATGTTCTTAAATAGGCAAGCGATTAGGGCAAATATTTCTGGTCAAGAAGTGTTTCACCATTTTTTGACCAACTTTGACAAAATCGTTCTTGCTTTGGTACGGGACATACTGTACCGGTACGAACCATGACCAAAACATCATTCAAAACTATCATTGACCTTTGGCCCACTTACGAGGAACTCGCCATTGTTATGGGGGTTACGCCGCATGCCGTGAAACAGATGCGGCACAGGAACTCTATTCCTGCTCGATACTGGGTCTTGATTGTAGAGGCCGCTGCCGACGAAGGCTTTGGCATGATCTCATATGAGAAGCTGGCCTTGATGGCCTTTGAAAGGAGCCTTTAGTGCGTGATTTTTTTACCGTCGTCTTTAACGGCACGGTCGAAGATTTGAAGACAAACCCATTGTTTGTGAAGTCTCCATTTGGCGTTCCGGAGCATGTAACCAATGGCGACGTAATTACAGAAGTTGAAGACCTGATAGACGTTAAGCGCGAACTCGTGGCTGCTTTGAAGCAGTGCAGGACTGTTCTTAACGATATTCCTATCACGGCATATGGGTCAGTAAATGTAGACCACTGTACCGCAATGGTAGACCGGGCTTTGGCAAAGGCTAGAAATGTTTGATGAGTATCCGATTGTAGGACTCCTGCTTAGCATTGCAATAGTTTCTGTCGTTTATTGGATTGTAGTTAGATTGATTGGAGGTTGAGATGAGTACTGAACCGTTCTCGGAACAATACCGTGTTCTGGCGGAAGACTGGGTAGACAAAGACGCTGCTGCCCGCCTGTACGAAGAAACAAAATCAATAGAATTGGCCCGCAGGAAAAGCCTGCTGAACGATATGACGGACGCAAAGGCCGAAAGAATTGTTCGGTCAAGTCCAGAGTGGGCGGACTACATCAAGCGCATGGTCAATTCAAAGACTGACGCTAACAAGGCCCGCCTTAAACTTAAAGTTCTGGAAATGCGGTACTACGAAAACCAATCCCAGAATGCCACAGCCAGAGCAGAAATGAGGATGGGATGAAGGGCATAACAGAAAAACAAAAAGACACTTTGGATTTCATTGTTTCTTACATGGCTAAGAACGGTATTGCGCCTACTTTTAGTGAAATGGTCAAAGCCTTAAACTTAAAATCAAAGGCCCGCGTACACGCAAATGTATGCTCTCTCAGAGAGCGTGGTTATATTGATTTCTCTCCAAGGCGGGCGCGTAGCATAACGGTTTTGTTCCCTGAAGAGGGTTGTCCAAACTGGGAGAACGTCGCTCGGGCGTTATTCCTTCAGAACCGGATACTGCGTAACTTTGTTAGTTCCAGAGGTTGGGAGGCTGATCTGCCTCCTTTAGAATTGCCATGAGCGCCGGGTTTGAGATGCTTGAGATGGTCCAGAAGACCGTCCAAGAGCGTGGCCGGGTATATGGCTCTGCAAAAGAAAACATGGAGGTCACCGCAAGGCTATGGTCCGAGGTTCTGAAGATTAAAGTCTCGCCCATTCAAGTTGCCCTGTGCCTTAACCAGCTTAAAATTGCTCGTCTTATACAGACCCCTACGCATAGCGACTCCTGTACCGATCTGGCTGGTTACGCTTATGTTCTCAGAGAGTGTCAGGAATGACCGGCAAGAGAACGCGAGACAACGTGCCAAATGCTGAGTTGTTAGATTGGGCGGCTCGCCATGAAGACGCAAAATACATACGGCATTACGCCAAATCAGTGGAGTTGATCCAAGTATCTGCCAAGCGCGGAATGAGCCGTAAAGCTATGGAAAAGATTTGGCCGCAAAAACTGTTGTATTTAGTTTTGGGTCATGAGGAGCCAAAATGACCGACATGATCGAACGGGTGGCGAAGGCTATCAATGACACAATGCTACAGCATGGCGATTACAAACCCGATGAATTAGCCCGCGCCGCCATCGCCGCTATGCGGGAGCCTACGGATAGGATGGTGCATGTTGGTACAATGGCTAATTTGCGCCAAGACGGGTTTTTTATGGGCGGGATTTGGAAAAACATGATCGACGCCGCGCTGGAATGTTCTACGAAACCCGATGAGAAATAAAGGAGCGCCATGACAGACAATCAGCAGTTTTTTGTCGTGATGGTCACGTTCGCGGTCTTCGCGTTCTGCGTCGCGTTCGCGGTCTTCGCGTTCTGCGTCGTGAAGTTGGGCGAATACATTTATCCAGATGAGGACTAAGATTTTGGGAAGTAGTTCAGTGGTAGAGCGCCGGTCTGTTAAACCGAATGTCGCTGGTTCGATCCCAGCCTTCTCAGCCAATTACAAATAGGGAGCGACGGCGTGAAGTTAGTAATTGATGATGATTACTGGTATGAACACGATACCCTGCGCGGGCTTGTGTTGGCGGTGGTCTGCCACAGGCTGTGGCATTGGTGCCGTGGCGACGGCTGGATTGATTGAAGGGAGGGTAAATGATTCAGTTCACCCTCCCCATGCCCCCATCAATGAACAGCATCTGGCGCGGCAAGGCTAAAGGTGTTTACCGCTCGGCTGAGTACATTCAGTGGATCATCGTGGCCGGGAACATGCTTAAGACGTACCGGATTGCCCCGATTAAGCCACCCTACATTGTGGACTACGAGTTCGGTCGCAAGGTCACCAAGAAAGGCGTGGTGTCCAAAACACGGATGGACGTAGCCAACCGTGAGAAGGCCCTGAGCGACCTCCTACAGAAGATGGGCGTGATTGAGGATGACTGCATGATCGACGACATGCGCCTGAGATGGTCACAGGATGTTGAGCCAAGCATGGTCCGGGTATCAGTGGGGACGCTATGATTTGGACCGCCGCCGCCACAAAGCGCGTCGAGAGGCTCTGGGCGTCTGGCCTGTCCGGGAGCCAGATTGCAAAGTTAATGGGGACTACCAAGAATGCAATAATTGGTAAGGCCAGCCGGATGGGGCTTCCCCCTAGAAAGATTAGCCAGCCTGTTTTGAAGAAAAAAATTGCCCGGAGGCCTAAGCCTAAGCCGGTCTTTCAGGGTACTTCAGATGCCGTAATGGCCCTTAAAGACGACCTCTGTAAGTACCCGCACGGGGAGCCGGGTAAGCCAAATTTTAGGTTCTGCCTGAAGTCGGTAAATGGCAAAAGCGTCTACTGCTCGGAACACCAAGGCTTGTGCTACATGCCAATTCGACACCCAATCGTTAGGGCTGGCAAGTTTATGAAATGAGAGTAAGGATAGGCGGGCGGGAAGAGGTGCTGCAACCTCAATCCCCGCCCTAACATAACGCATATGAGGTGCGCCATGAATGAAGAATTATACTGCGTTGCCATGCTTAGAGCAACGCTATGAAGTATTATCAGCACCACATCGGGGACTACATCAAGGCGACAAGGCACCTGTCTCCGCTGGAGGACGGCCTGTACCGTAGGCTGCTCGATCAATACTACGCCAGCGAGGCCCCCCTACCCCTTGGTCTGACCGAAGTCAGCCGCCTTGTTGGGGCGAAAACTGCCGCTCAGAGGAAGGCCGTGGAATCAGTCCTGAACGAGTTTTTTGAAAAAAATCAGTTCGGGTGGAACAACAAGCGAGCCGACGCTGAAATCCTGAAATTCAGGGACAAGTCAGAAAAGGCAAAGATTTCAGCTACTTCAAAATGGAAGGCTGTGCGTTCGCATAGCGATGGCATAGCGAACGCAGTGCCTCCGCATAGCGATGGCAATGCTAACCATAAACCAATAACCAAGAACCAAGAAAAGAAAGAAAGTAGTAGGGGCGCTGACGCGCCCGAATACGCTTTCGTGGGGAAGGGTCTCAAGCTGACCTACGGCGACTTCGACCGTTGGAAGAAAGCCTACAGCGCCATCCCAGACCTCGCAGCCGAACTGGAGGCTGCGGATGCCTACTACCACCAGAACCCCCCAGCCGATGGGAAGTTATATTTCCCCGTGAGCAACTGGCTGAAGCGGGAACATGCCAAGCTGGTCAAAGCCGAGAAGGATGCGCGGGATGACCGGAACCGGATTTACTGACCGGCTGCGGGCCGAGGGGGTCAAACTCCGCGAGCGTATCGGGGAGCAGCGGGTCACTTGCCCGAAATGCCAAGGCGGCAGCGGCAAGGAAAAATCTCTGGCCGTGCAGGTCAGGACCGACAGCGTAATTTGGATTTGTCACCGCGCAACGTGCGGTTGGAAGGGAGCCTTTTTCGATGAAACTAACACCAGAAGCCATAGCCTACGCAGCCACACGGGGGATCAGCGAGCAGACCCTTACGAAAATGCGCGTCGTCGGTGGGCCAGCAAAATTCGGGGATGAATTACTGCCATCAATTACTTTTCCGTATTTTGAAAATGGGGAATTGGTTAATTATAAATCCCGCGCAATTACCGAAAAGAAATACAAACAAAAATCCGGCGGCAAACAAATCGGATTTAATTGGGACCTCGTTCGCCAGTCTACGCTGGAGGAGGTTTGGATCACCGAGGGTGAGTTTGATGCCCTCGCTCTGGTCGAGGCTGGGGTTCGCCCGGACAGGGTGATCTCGGTCCCGGCTGGCGCTCCGCCGGGGGAGTCCGAGGACCCTACCGATTCCAAACGGTACGTCTGGGCCTTCGCGGCGCTCGCTGACGGCCTTTCAGGGGCTGGCCGGTATCTGATAGCCACCGACAACGACGGGGCTGGGAGGGCGCTCCGAAGCGATCTGGTGGCAATTCTCGGAAAAGCCAAGGTTTGCTACATTGACTGGCCGGAAGGCACAAAAGACGCCAACCAGTACCTCATGGAGAGGGGCAAGGAAGAACTGGCATTCTACCTCAGCCGGGAGGTCAAGCAATGGCCCGTGAAGGGCCTCTACACGATGTCTCAGGTACCTGAACCTCCGGCCTTGGAATTATGGGATTTAGGATTTCCTGAATTTGAGAATAAAGTTAATCTGGCCCCCGGTTTGATATCTGCCGTAACGGGGTACCCCGGACACGGGAAGTCTCACATGATGCAACAGGTCTTTTTCAACATCGCGCGGGATTACGGGATCAAGGTGGCGATGTTCTCGGCTGAGACCCGGATCAAGCCGTTTCTGCGCCGGAACTTGCGCCAGTTTTTCCATGCCATGCCGGAATGCCAGATGGACTCGCGCCAGCTACGGGAGGCCGATAACTTCATCGAGGCCCATTTTGTCTTGATGGACCCCGGCGATGATGTCCCGACCATGCCTTGGATGATTGATAGTATCGAGATCGCCACCCAGCGGCACGGGTGCAGGGCGGCAGTAATCGACCCTTGGAACAAGATCGAGGAGGATTACGACCCCCGGAAAGAGACCGAAACCCGGTGGATTGGGCGCATGTTAGACCTGTTGATCCAGATGAGCCGGGGCCTCTCGATCCACACCCAGATCATCGCGCACCCTGCCAAGCCTGATGCGGCATTCCGTAAATCCCCGCCGGACCTGTACAGCATCAGCGGCTCCCAGCACTGGGCGAACCGGGTCGATTTGGGCTTGTGCGTTTATCGGGAGAAGCTGATCGAGGGTGCCACCCGCCAGACTGGGGCGCAGCTAAAGGTCCTCAAGTCCCGCTTTCAGGAACTGGGCTGGCCCTGCTCGCATGAGATGGACTACGACATTGAGAAGGGTACGTTCAGGTGTATCGACTATGAAACACGGCTAGAAACAGCGATGGCGAAGGTATGAAAAAAGGCCGTCACAAGGACGGCCCTTAATTATTTCTTGGGAAATTCTATAATTTTTGCTGGCGGGTCCAAAAAGGTCAGTTCGTCTTCATCAAACGTCCCTAGTTCTGGATCATCAGGACACCAGAAACCTGACTTGCCGGTCCAGTATTTGTATTCCGGTGAAGCCACCACCTCCAGTGGGCCGAACTCGTAATGCTCGACCATTATCTTGCGGGGTTCACGCATCTGGGGCCTCAAATCCTAAAGAGCAACGCTGTTCCCATTTTTCCGCCGCATAGGCCGGGTTCTTGTCCCAAGCCTGTATGTCGGAGCCAGAACAATCATCGTTATCGCACCAGATAACAAACCCGCCGCAGAACGAAGGGTTGATCATAGGTTCGCTGCCGCAGACGGGGCAGACATGGAAATTGGTCTTCATTCTGCGTACTCCTTTTTTCCGCCGGTTTCTTCGTTATCGGCCCAGCCCGCGCCGTATGCTGCGATCTCTTCTTCGGTCATGCCGTCCTTGCCGATGTACAGGCCCTTGCCTGTGCCGCCGGTCCAGTAATGGGGGGCGAAAGGGCGACCGTAATAGTTGTCAGCCGATCCGCGATCAAAGGGTCCGCCGTGGCGCTTATCGTGTTCCATTAGCGGTGTCCTTCGTAGGCTTCAAATTTGTGGGTGTATTGGCGCGGGGCGATGCGCTTGGTGGTCAGGTAGCCGCGCTGCGTCTTGGAGCAGATGCCGTCATCGCTGACGACCCAGCCGTAGTTCAGGAGGGCGAGGCCCTGACGGTGGGCGGCGGTTTCGTGGCTCTTGCAGAGGAGGGTGTGCAGGTTAGTCATGTTCGTATCTCCGTGAGGTGATGGCTGGGGGCCGAAGCCCCCGCCGGGTTAGGCCGCGATGCGGCGGAGGTTTTCCTTGACCGTGACCGAGGAAATCTGGGTCACCTTGGTGCAAGCCGCGATCTGGTCTTCAGTCAGGAACTGGGCCAGCAGCTTCTTGTCGATAGTGCCGCGCTCGGACAACTGGTGGACCATGGCGAGGTCGAAGTTGTCAGCGGCGAGGCGCTCGACACCGGAGGCCAGAAATTCGGCCTTCAGGGCGGACATTTCGGCTTCGATGGCCTTGGCATTGTCGCGGAGGGCGATAAAGCGGTCTGCAATGTTCATATCTAAACTCCATCTATCGGGGCCAGAATTGGCCGGTCAATCAACACAGACGTTTTAGGCCCAATGGGCCTATGGGTCAATAGGGAAAATAGGAGGGTAGCAAATTATTTTTGCCCCCCCCTAAAACCTCAGAAATTGTAGTCGTAAAACTTCCGGGGGGCCTCGGCCAAGGCAAACCGCTCTCCGTTCTTGCTGTACCATTTCCCGGCCTTACGCTTGGCTTTGGACAGGCGAATGCGGATGACCCGGTTTTCCGGGCAGGGGGTGATCACCCACTTCTGGTCGGTCTGGCGGTCGCAGTGGCCGAAGAACCCGCCGGGGGTGAAACCTAGGGTATCCTCCG